AAGCCTCGTCGCCCTGATGTCACTATTGATGATGTCATTACGCCCGAGACCCGCGCTAAAATGGAAGAAGCTAAGACTGATGTAGAAGACGAAAAAACTCGTCAGAAGATTAAGTCTATGGGGTACGCTAAAGGCGGCGTTACTCGTGCAGACGGCATTGCCAAGCGTGGTAAAACACGCGGAAAGATGTGCTAAATCATGATGCCAAGTCGCGGCATGGGAGCCGTTAACCCCTCTAAGATGCCCGGCGCAAAGAAGAAGGCCCGTCGTGATGACACTGACTTTACGCAGTATGCCGAAGGCGGTAAGGTAAAATCCAAGGTGAACGAGTCTGGCAACTACACCAAGCCAGAGCTACGCAAACGGATTTTTAACAGTGTTAAAGCCGCCGCAGTGCAGGGCACAGGCGCAGGTCAGTGGTCAGCTCGCAAAGCTCAGTTAATGGCTAAACGTTACAAAGCAGCAGGTGGTGGCTATAAATGAAAGCTCCGCAGAAATCGCTTAAGGATTGGGGCGACCAGAAGTGGCGCACTAAGTCTGGTAAACCGTCAAGCAAGACGGGTGAGCGATATTTGCCTGAAGCAGCCATTAAATCTTTGTCCCCTCAAGAATACGCGGCTACAACCAAAGCCAAACGTGCGGGCAAAGCGTCTGGTAAACAGTTTGTGGCTCAACCCAAAACCATTGCAAAGAAAACGGCAGGATTTAGATGACCACTACCGGCTCAACCCTATTCAATATGGACTTCACGGAGATTGCCGAGGAAGCATGGGAGAGGGCTGGCCGTGAGATGCGTACTGGTTATGACTTGCGTACAGCTCGTCGGTCCATGAACCTGATGACCATTGAGTGGCAGAGCAAGGGCATTAACATGTGGACGATGGAGCAGGGCGTCATTAACCTAACTCCGGGTTTATCTACGTACGCGCTACCAAAAGATACCATTGATCTGATGGAGCATGTGATCCGCACAGGATCTAACACCGCTTCCACGCAGGCGGACTTAACCATTTCACGCATTAGCGTTTCTACTTATGCAACTATTCCAAACAAGCTTACTCAAGCTCGCCCAATTCAAGTCTGGATTCAAAGACTTTCTGGCGAAACTAACCCAACCAGTTCGGTCTTGGTGGGCGCGATTACGGCAACGGACACCACAATAACGCTTAACACAGTAGTTGGGCTGGCTGGATCGGGCTTTATCCGCCTTGATACCGAAGATATTTACTACACGTACGTCACGGGCAATGTGCTGGGCGGCGTATTCCGTGGGCAAAATAACACGACTGCAGCGTCGCATATAACTGCTACGGCGGTGTACGTACCCCAGCTTCCAGCTGTGACGCTCTGGCCCACTCCTGACAACTCAATACCCTATCAGTTCGTATACTACCGACTCAGGCGCGTCCAAGATGCTGGTGCAGGTGTTGAGACAGCCGATATGAACTTTCGCTTCCTGCCCTGTTTGGTAGCGGGCTTGGCGTACCATATCGCCATCAAAGTCCCAGAGCTGATGCCCCGTATTGAGATGCTCAAACAGATTTACGACGAGACATTTAACATTGCGGCGGGCGAAGACCGAGAGAAAGCCCCAGTCAGGTTTGTGCCACGTCAACAATACATTGGTAGTGGTTACTAATGGGCAATAGATTCGCATCCGGCAAAATAGCGATTGCTGAATGTGATCGCTGTGGCCAACAATATAAGCTTAAATATCTTAAAACAGAGATCATTAAGCAGCGTAAATACGAGTTGTTGGTCTGCCCTACATGCTGGGACCCCGATCAGCCGCAGTTGATGTTGGGTTCTTTCCCGGTGGATGACCCGCAGGCTTTGCGCAATCCACGCAGGGACACAACGTATGTAACTTCCGGCGTCAATACCGCAGGTTATGTGTCAGGCGGCTCACGGGACATTCAGTGGGGCTGGAACCCAGTTGGTGGGTCCAGATTCTTTGATAGTTTATTAACGCCCAACTACTTGGCATTAGTCGTACAAGTTGGTACAGTCACGGTAACTATAGGAGCTTAAAATGGCATTCACGAAATCAGCTGACGGCATCGCCAAAAAGGGTAAAACCGAAGGTAAAAACTACGGCGATAGCGGCCCTGTTGCTAAAATGATGCACGGCGGTAAAGGTAAGGGCAAGGGCAAAACCAACGCAGACATGTTGTCTATGGGCCGTGGTTTGGCAAAAATTGCAGCACAGAAAAGAGGCTAATCATGGCTACATTCAGCAAAAAATTAATGGGTAAAGAAGTTGGCGATGCCAAGGTCTATGCCACACCACACACCATGACTGGTAAAGTTGTGAAGGCTACCGATAACCCCGGTTCCGGCCCTGACCACAGCGATGCAAATACAGTCAATATGTCTGTTGGCAATATTAGTCGCCGTGCACAGCCAGCAACAAAGACAACTGGTATCAAGGTACGCGGTACTGGCGCGGCTACTAAAGGCTTGATGGCAAGAGGCCCGATGGCATGAACTACTCCCAGCTTGTCACGCAAGTAAACGATTACTGCGAGAACTCTTTCCCAACTGACAATATGAATACGTTCATACGTCAGGCGGAGCAGCGCATTTATAACACTGCGCAACCCGCTAATTTGAGAAAAAACGTGACAGGCTCGTTGACTTCTGGCAACAAGTATTTGAGTGCGCCGGAAGATTTTCTCTCAACGTATTCAATTGCTGTTTACCCGTCAGCCGGTGGTGATTATTTGTATTTGCTGAACAAGGATGTGAACTTTATCCGTGATGCATATCCAAACCCAACCAGCACTGGTAAGCCAAAACATTACGCAATCTTTGGCCCGCAATCAAGTAATGTAAATGAGCTGTCGTTTATTTTAGGCCCTACGCCAGATGCCAACTACAATGTTGAGTTGCATTATTACTACTACCCGGAGTCTATTGTGACTGTTAGTACAACGTGGCTAGGCGATAACTTTGATTCGGTGTTGTTGTACGGCACAATCTGTGAAGCGTTGGTTTACATGAAGGGTGACCAAGGCATGCTGCAAGTTGCACAAGAGCGTTATGTTCAAGCAATTGCTTTGTATAAAAATCTGGCTGATGGTAAGCAACGTATGGATGCTTATCGTGATGGTCAAGTAAGGGTAGCTGTATCATGAGTATCTCCCAAACCGCAACCACAAGCTTTAAAGTTCAGCTGATGCAGGCTCTGCACAACTTTGGGCCAACAACGCCAGACACGTTCAAGATTGCTCTGTATACCGCTACAGCAGATCTTGGTGCAACGACTACCATTTACACCACAACCAATGAAGTGTCTAGCAGTGGTACTAACTACACGGCGGGCGGGAATGTGCTGGTGATCTCACAAACACCAACATCTGGTAATAATTCAGCCAGTGTCCCGACGGCGTTTATTTCATTTAGTACTACTACATGGACAAACGTCACATTGACTTGTCGTGGCGCATTAATTTATAACTCTACACAGGGTAATAAATCAGTAGCGGTTCTGGACTTTGGTTCAGATAAAGTCGCCACCGGTGACAACTTCCAAATTACTTTCCCAACAGCCGATGCCAACAGCGCTATCGTGCGCATTTCTTAAGGACTCATCATGGAATACAGTGCAGCAAAAGACCAAGTGTCAGCCGGTCTAATCACAAACCCAACAGCAGGCGATATGGTCGGTGCTGGCGGTGTTTACACAGTAACTTGTGTAGGCCCAGATGGCGTTGAGAAATGGGCGGATACCTTCCACAACCTCGTGATGAACGCTGGTTTAGCCAACATGAACGGTGTGTATTTTGCCCTTGGTACGCAATCCGCGACATGGTACTTGGGTCTGGTAACGGGTCCCGGTTCCGGTACAACCTTCGCCGCAGCAGATACATTGGCATCACATGCTGGTTGGACTGAAAGCACAGCCTACACAGGCAACCGTAAATCTGTTACTTTTGGCACTGCTACAACAGCCAACCCATCAGTGATTACAAACTCTGCCTCACCTTCTTCGTTTGCCATTAACGCTACAGCTACTATTGCTGGTGCTTTTTTAACTAACGTGGCTTCTGGTACTTCAGGTGTTTTGTTCTCAGCTGGTGACTTTACTGGCGGCGATAAGTCTGTTGCTTCTGGCGACACACTGAACGTCACTTACACATTCTCTCTGACCGCGACCTGATAGGGTATGCTCGGGGATGTAGCATTTGCACAAGCGCCGTTTGCCTCTCAAGGGGGCAACACGTTTAGCTCATCCGTCTCCGAAGCAGGTTCAATTGTTGATGCACTTAGCGCCCCGATTGTTATTTACGGCGGCACTGTTAGTGAAGCTTCGTCTGCCCTAGACAGTTTATCCGTTCTTGCTACATTTGTAGGAGAAAACAGTGAAGCTGCCTCTGGGGCGGATGTCTTTGACACACTTAACAACATCTTTAATGTAGCGTTGATTGATGGCGCTAGTGGCGTAGATGTTACTTCTGCTCAAGTTGACTTTGCTGCCATTGTTGCTGAAGCTGCCTCAGCTATTGACGCCCTTCTTAGCCAAGCAGATTTTGTTGCCGCAGTTGCTGAAGCCGCGTCGGCAACGGATGCCCCTCAAGGTGGCCTTTTAATTCTGGTTTCAATTGCTGAAGCTGCCTCCGGCGT